GCTGTGGGAGGGCCGGTGCAAGCACTGCCGAGCGTGGAGCCCGCGAAGCGGCGGCCGTCCACGAGCACCGGGTGCGGCGATGACCGCCGCCCTCAGTGACGAAGGAGGGGACGATGGGTGAACCGATCATTCACCTTTGCACGGCGGCTGATGTTGGCATGGCCGAAACCTGCATGTGCTGTGGCGGCTGGGTGTACGCCGAAGGCAACACCGTTCCGATCCCTGGCAGCAGTCCAACCCTTCAATACTGCTCCCAGGAGTGCCACGACGACTGGGAGGGTTTTCTGGCCGACAAAGCCGAACAGAGGCGCAAACGCAAAGAGTTTTATGACCGGGAGGACGCGCTGTTCGCCGACGCCGCCCTCAGTAACGAAGGAGGGGGCGATGCCGCACCCGTATAGGTTCGCGCTCTACCAGCGCAATCGCCGTGCCGTCCTCGAGGCGGCCGGCTATCGCTGCACCTACTGCGGCGGTCGTGCCGACACGGCCGACCACGTCGTGCCGTTGGTGCTCGGTGGCAGCCACGACCTGGGCAACCTGGTCGCCTGCTGCCGGCGCTGCAACAGCCGGCGCGGTGCGCAACTGACGAACGACCTGAAAGCTGCCGGCAAGGTCGGCGCCAGGTCGCGGCGCTGGTGACTCTGTTCGACCCGCCCGGTTATCCGGGTCGTCCGAACTGTCCCATATGTGGTGAAACCAAACCCACCTAGGGATGGTGGGGGGTGCCGCCCGCTGTGTAGAAAACAAACACGACGCCCCCCCTACCGGCATGCCACCCCCGGTGGGCGGGTGCCGACGCGCTGACCTGGACGTTCTAGGGGGGTGCCATTCTTGACTGGTGGTGCTTCGGTCATCACGAACGACTCATTTTGCGCGAAGCGACGAAACCATGCCATGACCAGGACAAACGGCGCGAAGATGGCGCGAGGATGCAGCACCCCAACCGATTGGCGACGAAACGCACGGTGGCCGCCATGCGGGCCGGCGGCCGCCTCGAAGGCGTCGACCAGGCGGCCGTGGCGGCCGCGCTGACCTCGGCCAATCTCCTCGACGCCGCCATGGACGACCCCGACCAGCCCGCCTACGCCAAGGCCCAGGCCGTCCGGGCGCACCTGGCCGCGCTGGCGGCCCTGGTAGGGAAGGATGCCTATGTCGGCGACGACGGCGTCAGTGCGGTCATCGCTGCGCTGTCCACCGCGGCTAGCTACCCCGAGAAGCGAGAGACCTAGCTGGGGCGGCCGGGCCGCCAAGTGGGCCGAGCTGATCGGCCAGCCGCTGATGGACTGGCAGCGCCTGGTCCTCGACGTCGCCCTCGAGGTCGAACCGGCGACCGGCCTGCCGGCCTACCGCCAGGTCGGCGTCACCGTGCCCCGGCGCAGCGGCAAGACCACGTTGTTGCTCGCCGTCACCATCGACCGCTGCCTGGCGTGGGGGCGCTGGCAGCGTTGCCTGTACACCGCGCAGACCCGCATCGACTCGCGCGAGAAGTGGGAGGAACAGGTGAGGCTGCTGACCGCCTCGCCGCTCGCCCCGCGCTTTCGGGCCTGGCGCCAGACCGGCTTCGAGCGCACCGAATGGGCCGACACCGGTTCGGTGGCCGGCATCACGGCCTCCTCTGAGGCGTCGGGCCACGGTTTCGACCTGGACCTGGGCATGATCGACGAGGCCTGGGCCCAGCACGACACTCGGCTGATCCAGGCCTTCAGGCCCGCCATGATGAGCCGGCCGTCGGCCCAACTGTGGTGGGCGTCCACGATGGGGACCGACGAGTCGGTGCTGATGAACGAGCTGGTGGACGACGGCCGGGCCCGGGTCGACGCCGGCCAGCGCGACGGCGTCTGCTACTTCGAATGGTCGGCCGCCGACGACGACGACCCCGACGACCCCGCTACCTGGTGGCGCTGTATGCCCGCCCTGGGCCACACCGTCACCGAGGACGTCATCCGCGCCGACCACGACAGCCTGGACCCGGCCGAGTTCGCCCGCGCATACTTGAACCGCCGAGCCACGGCAGGCCGGCCGGTCATCTCTGCAGCGGCTTGGTCGGCCTGCCGTGAACCTCGCAGCCAGGCGCGCGGGCTGGTCTGCTTCGCCCTCGACGTCACCGTCGACCGCTCGGCCGCCGCCATCGCGGTCTGCGGCTATCGCCCCGACCGCCGGCGCCACACCGAGGTCGTCGAGCATCGACCCGGCACCGAATGGGTCGTCGCCCGCCTACGTTCGCTCTACGACCGCTGGGCGCCCCTGCCGGTCATCATCGAGCCGGCTGGGTCCTTAGGCATCGATCTAGCGGCCTCTGGGGTCGCTACAGAGTCCATAGGGACCCGCGAATACGGCCAGGCGTGCGGTCTGTTCTTCGACGCCGTCATGGCCGGCGCCGTCGCCCACCTGGACCAACCGACCCTCAACGCCGCCGTCAACAGCGCCCGCAAACGGGTCCTGGCCGACGCCTGGGCCTGGACGCGGCGAACCGGCGGTGACATATCCCCCCTGGTCGCCGCCACGCTGTCACACTGGGGACTGATGAAGGCCGGCCAGGGCGAGGCGCAGATCCTCTGATGGCACTGTTCCGCCGGCGAGCCGCCCGCGGTGGCGAACGGTCGAACATGGCTTCTCCCAACACAGCCCCGGCCAGCCTGGCGCCCCCGGCCATCCCGGGCGCCACCTTCATGCCCGGGCCCGAACAGATGTTCCCGGCGCCCCTCAACCTGCCCCAGCCGTCGGAGACCCAGGCGCTGAGCGTCCCGGCCTTCTGGCGCGGCTGCTCCTACGTCTGCGGCACCGTCGGCCTGCTGCCCGTCGTCGCCTACCGCGGCACCGATGCGCTCGACCCCCAGCCCGCCGTGCTCCAACAGCCCGACCCCAACCAAACCCCGATGGCCTACTGGTCGGGGGTCACCGAGTCCCTGCTGCTCTACGGCAACGCCATCTCCCTGGTCACCTCGCGCGACCGCCTGGGCTATCCCCAGACGCTCAAACCCATCCACCCTACGCTGGCCGCCGTGCGCTTCACCGGCAACCCGATGGCGCCCACCATCGCGGCCTGGTACATCGCCGGCCAGGTCTACGACCCCGCCGACGTCTGGCACGTGAAAAGCCATCTCGGCCGGGCCGGCTGGCCGCTGGGCCGCGGCCTGATCGACACCAACTCCGACGCCATCGCGCTGCAGGTGGCGCTGCAGGCCTACGGCGCCCAGTACTTCACCCGCGGCGGCGTGCCGGCCGGGATCCTCAAGATCCACCGCCCCGAGATCACCCAGGACCAGGCCGACGCGGCGAAATCGTCCTGGGTCGCCAACTACGCCGGCGCGCCGTCGGTCGCCGTGCTCAACGAGCTGGTCGATTTCACGCCCGTCTCGTTCAACGCGGTCGACAGTCAGATGATCGAAAGCCGCCAGTTCTCCCTGGTGGAAGCCTGCCTTCTCTTCGGCCTGCCGCCGAGCAAATTCGGGGCCAACCAGGGCAGCGTGCCGTACAAGAACGCCCAGATGGACGAGGTCTCGGCGCGCCAGGACGGTGTCGTGCCCTGGACGACGCTCCTGGCCCAGGCCACCAGCCTGGAATTGTTGCCCCGGGGCCAGAACTGCGAATGGGACCTCACCGCCGCCATGGAGGCCGACACCCTGTCCAAGTACCAGGCCTACAACTTCGCCCTGGGCGGTCCCGGCCCGGCATCCCAATGGCTGCTGGTCGACGAGGTCCGGGCCCGGGAGAACATGGACCCGATGGGGGTGGTGGCCGACGAGCTGGGCGTGCCCAACCCGCTCGAGGCCGAGCCGCCGCCGCCGCCACCCAAACCGGCGACGCCCCCCGACTCGCCGCCGGTCGTGCCCATCATGCCCGCCGACAGCCCCAACCCGGCCAACCCGCCCGACATGGCCGGCGCGCCCGTGATGAACGGAGGATCCCGATCATGACCAACCCGGTGCCCTACATGAACCCTCAGATGATGGCCGGCCTGCCCGACGACCCCGAAGCGCTCAAAGCACTGATCGCCCAGATGATGGGCCAGGGCGGCGCGGCGGGTACGAACCGGGGCCTCACCCGCGACGTCTGGACGACGGCCTACGTGAACGACCTCCCCGACTCGGCGTTCCTGCTGGTGGAAGGCGGCGGGCGCAAGGACGCCGACGGCAAGACGATCCCGCGCAGCCTGCGCCATTTCCCGGTGCGCAACGCGGCCGGCGACGTCGACGAGCCCCACGTGGCCAACGCCCTGGCCCGCATCCCCCAGGCGTCGACCCTGACGCCGTCCCAGCGGGCGGCGGCGATGGACAAGGCGAAGGCGCTGGCGAAGAACACCAACGTCAGCGGCGCCAAGGGCGAGTACACCGGCAGCGCCGGGTCGGGCCGCCACCGCGGCCCGGTGCGTGAGGTCCTGACCCGTTCCTTCGCCGTCGAGCTCGAGATCCGTGACAGCGGTGACGGCCGTACCCTGGTGGGCCGGGCCGTCCCCTACGGCGAGACCATCAACCTGAAGGACGGGACGCGCGAGCAGTTCGCCTACGGCGCCTTCGGCGACCAGATACGCAGCGGCCAGATCGGCCAGGTCAAGCTGTTCGACAGCCATGCGGCGCGCAGCTCGGGCCAACAGCCCATCGGCAAGACGGCCACGCTGGCCGAAACGATGCAGGGCCTGATGGGCACCTGGCCGCTGTACAACACGACCCGGGCCTCCGACGCCCTGGAATTGGTCCGCTCCGGCGAGGTCACCGGGCTGTCGAT